TGTCATATTCATTAAAAAACTAAAAATGGTTGAATCGTTTCCTCCTGGATCTTTAATCTTATAGTCTTGCAGCATTTGATGAGGAATTAGTGGTTCATCTTGTATTTGTCCTGCTAAATTATCACCCCAATTTTTTCTATCTGGATCTTGAAGAACTTGATCTGTAATTTCAAGCATACCTTTGATAATATTAGGAGGTAATGTAAGTCTCATCAGGACATCAGCCCAAGGCATTATAGCTTCTATTTCCATTTGGAAGCCACCCTTTTTTACTGCTTTCTTTTTATTTCGTTCTTGTTGTCTTCTTGCTGCTCTATTCATAATCAAGTCCTGAAAAATCTTGTTTCTTAAATTTACCGCCAGTTGCTATGTCAAAAGATGGTGTATCATCATTTTTTTGACCTGTATCTACTAGTTCATCTTGAGCTGATTGTGCTACATCAAATAATTTCATTTTAGCCCTATTAACTCCCACTACAAATTTGCGATTTGAAGTAGGATCATTATATCTATTCTTCAACTGCTTTACCATTAGTTGTCCAACTTCTTCCATTTGTTCTGTAGATATAATTGCAAACATGAGGTCTGCTGTAGCAGGAAGTCCAAAACTTTCAGAAGTATCTTCAAGACCAACATCTGTATTGGAATGTCCTGACCTTGTTGTTTGAGTTGCAGACATAATAGGAATTTTATTTTCTACTGCCAATCCTCGTAACTCTTCTGCAATTGATTTAATATAAGTGTAAGAATTAACATTTGCTCCTGTTCTTATTCTAGAAGATGTACATATATTAATATAATCAACAAAAATAATATCAGGAACAAAAGATCTCTTGAGATTCAATTCATTTAAAAGTGCTCTAAAGTGATTCACATTTGCCGCAGCAGTAGGATATTCCTTAACAATCAATTTCCCTTTGATTACTTTCCTTAAATTATTTATTTTCCTATCATATAGATCTTTTGGAAGAGTATGTAAATCATCAATCGCAATATCAAGAAGATTTGCATCAATTCTTTCAGCAATCTTCTCTTCTGCCATTTCCAATGTAATATAAAGTACATTTTGATTCTGAGATAAACATGCTGCTGACACATGACACATAAACAAAGATTTACCAACTCCAGTTCCCGCAAGACAAATATTTAATGTCTTCTGCGGTAAACCACCTTTTGTAATCCTGTTAAAATAGTCAAGGTCAAATGGTATACGCTCTTCAACCCTATGATAAAAATCAAACCTATCATCAGAGTCATCCAAATAGTCATGCCCAACATGAGGATCAAAACTAACAGCGAGGGCACCAGACAATAAATCAGGAATGTATCCTTTATCTTTATCAGTTTTGGGGTTGTCGAGGATTGATATTGACTCGACCACTGCATTGTAGATTGCTTTGTCTTGGCAGAATTTTTCTGTAGTGTCGAGTAACCATTTGAGGTCTGTATAATCTTCCGAGTCCGAATTAATCGCATCCAATAACTCCATTGATTCTTTAAATTCCTCTTCATTCATTTTAGTCCCTGTGAGTTCTATCACCAGAGCTTCTTTTGAAGGAAGGTTATTATATTTAACTACAAAATCATGTATTTTATTATAAACTGTTTTATCTGCATTCTCTGTGAAATAATCAGTTTTCAGAAAAGGCAAAACTTTTCTGGTATATTCTTCATTTTGTAATAAATTCTTCAGTATTGCCGTTTCTGTTCTCATTTTCAGCAGACTCCCATAAAAGTTCTATAATTGCTTCACCAAGCTGTTTTTCAAAAATTTCACCTTGCTCATCTGTAATGTCTCTATCACCAACATTATCTGGAGCCATTACAATATCATACCCATAATCACAATTAAGAGAACCATCTACATTAAGTTCTTTATGTGCTTTAAAGTTTTTATATTTTATAATAACATGAATGAATGGCCCCTCTATAATTTGGATACACATTCCTTCGTCATTTGGGTCAATAGGATTTGGAACAACTCTAAACCAATTATTCTTCAGTTTCTTCTTCGGTCGATTCACCGGTGCTAAGTTCGGCATTATCCCCCTTCCCATATGTAAATTGTTCTTGACAATAACTATCAAGATCTATCATTATATCCTCTGTAAAATATTTCTCTGGATCTTTGAGGATTTGTTTTCCAAATAATTTTGAACCATCTGAAAGTTCATATCGTGTAGCAACCTTTTTGAATATTCCTGCTTCTTCTGCTAATTCAAGTAGTCCATAATATCGACTTAACCCCTCATCATACGTTAGAAGAACATCTACCTTTTTATTTTCTTTAGTGAGTCTCGACTTGAAGGTTTTACAATGTATTATATTTCCAATAACATCAGTTCCTATTTTTTCTTTTCTTCTCGACAAGAATATAATAGTTGAAGCAGCATACTGAAGTCCAGAACCTCCGCCCATTATGTCTTGTGGAAACATTGTTCCAATCTGTTTGTATGTATGATTTGTAACAAGTAAAGGAATACCAGCCTTAGCAAGTTTAAGAGTCAAAACACGGAAAGTACCCTTTACAATTCGTGCTTTAGTCATATCTACTTTGTTTGCACCATCAGTAATATCTTCAACTTCTTTATCAGTTGATAACATTCCTAAACTATCTAAACAAAGTAAAAGAGGAGCACCACTAGATTCAATATGTTTATCTACTACTTTTGATGCTTGTTGGGCAAATTCTTGTATAGTAGCAACTGGTAATTGAATAAATCTTTTAGTATCAATATCTCTTTCCTCAATCATTTCAGGAGTAAGAGCAGATTCAGACTCAAAATACAAAACACCACCAGTAGGATTATCAGTAAGAAATTGCTTGACAAGCCCAAGTATAAAAAAGGTCTTACCAGTCGCCGACTCACCCGCAAACGCAGTAATTTTATTTGACGGTAAACCCTTATATAAACTTCCTGAAAGAAGTGCATTAAGTATATAAGATCCTGTATCAATATGTTCATTTACACTTCCTAACATTCCATCTGAAACTTTAGATGCATATGGATTTCCTGTTATACCTATCAATTCATCAAAATAATCTGCCATTTATTTTCTCCTATTATGTAAAGAATTCCGTAAGATCATTTCCTTTTTCATACTTCCAACCAATGATTTCAAGTATGCCTCTTATTGGATTAAGAAATGATTTTTCAAATTGTAGTTCATAATTAATATATTCATGTAATTCAAATTCCTTTGGAAGAGTATTCAGCACCGCAATAACTCTATCACCAGTAGGATTGGGTTCAGTCAAATAAGCATACTTAATCTTTTCACCTTCTTGAATCTTTGGATACTTCTTTGTCAAACGCCTAATTTGAAGTAACTTATTATATATCAAAGCCCCCTTTACATGAAGTGGGGTTGACTTTCTATAGATAGTCGCACCATCAGAATATTTTGCAAGACCCTTAACTGAACGTGGAAAAAACACATCTTCAGCTGGAAGTTTCTTGAACATGCTTCTAAACTCTTCTATAAAATCTATCACATCATCTTCAGTTCCATTCATGATAAGTTTAAATGCTTTCTTGAGAGCATTTCTACATGGTTCTGGAGTAGAACTCTTAACTGCTTCAATCCCCATAATCTTCAGTTTAGGTTCCTCATACTGAACACCCTCTGAATTATGAACATTCAGAACATAGTGTTTTTTAGCAACCCAAATTCCAACATCAGCAAGAACTTCTCTTTTCATTACCATCTTTTGTTGGAAAGCATTTACATACTCTGCCATTTTATTGTAACAATTATCAATTACATTTTGTAATTTTCCATCACAAACACTATCCATGAATTTAATAATCTTTTCTGTATCTTTTAATCCTACCTTTTCAACCAAAGGATCAAGAGTCACATACAAAGAATCTGTATCAGATGCTAACACATAATCAATACCTTCAGTTTCTAAAAGTTTATTCATGTATTTGTTGACTGCCTTTTCAGCCCACTTAATAGAAAGTTGACCCGCAACAGACACAGCCTCAGCATTCCTCACATCATAAAAACGAAACCATTGATTTCCCAAAGCACCATAAGCTGAATTAAGAGCAATCTTGAGATTAACTTGAAGGTTGTAATATTGAGATAATTTATTTTTATCTGCTGCTCTTCCCTTTTTCTGTTCATCAATCAATAATTTTTTATATTTAACCCTGTCATCATACATTTTTTCCATAAGAGAAGGAAAAAATCCTTTATGTTTTCTAGTATACAATGAACCATTTGGAGTCATTGTAATATTTTTTTCTTTGAGAAAAGTAGTATCAAATTCTTCATTAAGCATCTC